CGCTTGTTACCTTTGGTGAGCGTACACAGCGCATCATTAATTCCAAGGATGCTCCCGACGCAATAATTGCGGATCTTCTTGAAAGCGGCAATATGCTCGCCGCGGCGGCAGGAAGAGCCGCAGGTTCTACTGCTTTTAGTACTGCTTTAAACACAATTTATCAAAGACTTCCGTTTGAGGTTCGACGAGTAAGCATAATAGAAGGTGGTTTAGGTGCTGCTTTAGCCGGAAAGTACCTTGATCAATTGCCCTATCAAGCGGTACAAGAAATTTTATTTGATAGCGTTTTTGGCCGTGGTAAGGAAAATACAGACAAAATGGCGGCGTTGTTAAAACAAATCCGCACCCCAGACGACATCCGAAATTTTAATAGAGTGCAGCGTCCGCTGTTAGAAAGCATTTTAGGCTTAGAAGGCTATCGAGAAGTTACTGAACTCATTAACAGTGATGACTTTTTTGATTACGCCACTACCCCCACCCGTACTATTGAACCTGTGGCGGAACCGTCTAAACCGTTAGTGCAATTGCCTGAGTCAGAAACTAACTTTTTACTACCTCCACCCACTAACGCACCTACTGCCCCGCCTCCGGCACCGTCTACTCCGGTTAATCGTCAAGCATATGCCGCCATGTTCCCGTTCGACACGGCCAGTGAAGTCATTCGATCACAAGAAGGCATCGGCTCCTTGATGACATGACCGAAATAACGATTAAGTTTAGTGGCGATGATGCTATCGATTTGTTAGAACGTTTTGCTCAAATGGAGCAAGATTTAGCTGAATGCGTTAACGCCATACATCAATTCAAACAAGCCAAGCGCGAAAGTCTTCTTGAAGAACCGTCTGAGCCAAATTAATTTTACTTTTCAAGGCTTCTAGTATTTTTTCGTCAATGGTGTTGGGGCTAATTAAGTCAATGTACGTGACTGATTTCTTCTGCCCTATCCTATGCGCTCGATCTTCCGACTGTAATCTAGACTCTAAATCATAAGAATTGTTGTAATAAATCACCGTGTTTGCGGCCGTTAATGTAATTCCGTAGCCTCCCGTTTTGGGGTGACCTATAAAGAATCGTAACGGAGAGTCAACCTTTTGGAACTCTACGACAATTTTTTGACGGTCTTCTTGCTCTGTGGGGCCATGATAAGTTGCCACGCTATCTTCACCGTAAACCGCGGCCAACGCTTCTTTGATTGCATAGATGTCATGGGTGTAAGTAGCCCAAATTAGGGCCTTTCCAGACATTTCTTCAACAACTTCCATTAATTGAGACAACCGATTATTCTTTAGCGGTGTAGTAACAGAGGCGTCATCTGCCTTAATAAATCCACAAGTTATCTGTTGCAAGCGCATAATTTGCGTCAAAATACTGGCGGTGGTTGCCACCTCACCGTTGTCCAGATACACCAAAGCCAAGTCTTTCATTTGCCGGTAAGCTTTGGTTTGCTCGTCTGTCAAAGGTACATTGCGCCGAGTATATATTTTCTCAGGCAAATCAAGGCAATCTTCTTTTAGCACTCGACAGGTGAACTTATCTAACTTATCCCCTAGCTCGTCTAAACGCCGATAACCCATAAGGTGCGGGTAATGACCGCCTCCTGGTCTAGGCCGCTTCTGCATCACAGCGTAACGTGCTTGAAATGCAAAAAAATTGTCGTAGCCTAGAGCTTTAGGAGCCAGAAAGTCGCACTGACTAAACAAATCCAAAGGACTTTTGGTAATTGGGCTACCCGTCAACACTCGGCGGTACTTCGCCGCTCGTCCACACGCTACAATAGCTTTGGTCCTAGCACTCTTACGGTTCTTTATGGTTGTCGATTCGTCAACGATGACCATGTTGTTTTTATTTAAATCCAAGAAACGCAGTGCGGTGCTTTGTCCTTTTTGCGTAGAAAGTGCCTCTACGTTCATCACCAAAAACCCAAGAAACTTTGTCTTTCTGTTCTTAGGTAATGCTACCGCACTTATTTCATTCTTAAATTTTTCTGTCCAATTAGCTTGCCAACGCACTACTTTAGTGGGTATTCGGTCCGGTAAATGCCGTGGGATCTCTTGTTGTATCCAGTTATCGTAGACGCCTTTAGGCGCAATAATCAGCACCGTATCTATCTTGTTGGCCTCGTACAACGCGCCAATACTGTCGATAGCTACCTTTGATTTGCCGGTTCCCATCTCCATTGCCAGAAAATACATTTCCTTGGCCCACGAATCTTTCCAAGCGTCCCGCTGATGGTCGTAGGGTTCCGTTTTAAATTCATACATTTTTTATCTCCGTATTGACATACTAGAATATATAGGAGAATATGAGGCTGTCAAGGGCAAAACCGCCCTTTAACCACGACCAAGGAGAACTTATGAATAGTTTGTTAGATGAAATGGAAGCGGATCACGAAGCTGCTTCTCAACTGGACAATGTTACCACGGATGGATTGCAACAGGTAACCGAGTTGGCTCTAAAAATTTCTAATTGGGAAACCAAGGTATCAGAAATGGAAGAACAACTCAAAACAGCTAAAGCAACTTTGCTTCAGTATACCGATTACGACCTCCCCGATCTTATGCAAGAAATTGGAATAACCGATTTCACGTTGGAGGACGGTTCAAAGCTTTCTATTAAGCAAACCTACGGCGCAAGGATTCCGGTAGAACATCGAGACGCCGCGTTTGCATGGCTAAAAGAAAACGGACATGACGATATTATTAAAAACAATATCTCCGTCCCGTTTGGCAGGGGTGAAGATTCTTCTGCTATGCGTTTTTATGAATTAGCGCAGGAAAACGGGTATCAGCCAGATCAAAAGAAAGAAGTCCACCCACAAACATTAAAAGCTTTTGTAAAAGAACAGCTAGAAAAAGGCACGGGAGTGCCGATGGATCTTTTCGGAGTTTTTACAGGCCATAGAGCATCAATTAAAAGGGGATCAAAATGAGTACAAAAAAAGAAGTGACAGAGAAAAAAGTAGAAGAAGCGTCTACTGAGTTGGCAAACGTTGCGTTGTTTGAAGAAGACGCAGGTGAAGGCGTTGCTATGGGTAAAGAAGATATACAGCTTCCCAGACTGAAGATTTTGCAAGGCAACAAGCTCGGTGAAGCTCAACAGACTATGCCTAATATAGGGGAAGGCGATTTCTTTAACGACGCAACTGCGGATTTCTTCAAAGGTTCGGAGGGTATTAGAGTTATTCCATGTGTGTATCAACGTCGTTTTTTACGTTGGCCCGCGCAGAGAGGCACTAACCCACCCCTTGAGGAGTATTTGCCCGAAGCTCCAATGCCCAAGACAATCAGAAACGAATTTAACGTTGATGTGGTTACGCACGAAATTGACGGTTCTGAGTGTAATAATGGGGATTACTTAGAAGAAACGCACAACCATTACGTTTTGGTATTGTTGGAAAATGGCATGACGCAGATGGCGTGTCACAGCATGAAAAGGACGGGGTTAAAACCTTCTAGAACTTGGAACTCAATCGTTGGTAGCCGTGTGGCACAGGGCAAAAATGGTCCGTTTACACCGGCCAGATACAGTCATGTTTACAAACTTGAGACGGCATTGCGTGAAAAGAATGGCAATCGGTGGTCACAGGTAAATGTAACTTTGGATTCTTCTTTGATAGACGATAATCAAATCGACCTATACAAGAAGGCTAAAGATTTTGCCAATGCCATCAATGCCGGAGAGATTTCCGTCAAGCATGAAGGTGAAGAAGAAGGTCCGGCTACAACCACAATTAACGAGGGCGATATACCGTTTTAACCTATGAATGATGCAAAGATTTTTTCACAGATCTTTGATGGGTTAAAAATTGCGTTCGGAACTTATCGTGTTGACCGTAAGGCACAAACTGGGAAGAACGTAGGTAAAGCAACCGTTGTCAAGGCTCCACGCACCCCAGAACATTGGGAAGGGCATCTCTCAGGTAAAGGAGATGCCATAGGAATTATTCCCATCAATGAGGATAATTCCTGTGTGTGGGGTTGTATTGACATAGATACTTACCCCTTGGACCACAAAGAGCTTGTAACTAAAATAAGAAAGCTAGACATACCAATGGTTGTTTGTCGTAGCAAAAGTGGCGGTGCCCATTGTTTTTTGTTTACAACTGAGTGGATAACTGCCACACAGATGCAAGAAACGTTGAAGCACATTGCCGCTTCTTTAGGCTATGGCACTAGTGAAATCTTCCCAAAACAGGTGAGACTGTTTCTCGATAGGGGTGATGTCGGAAACTTCCTAAACATGCCGTACTTCGACGCGGAAGACGGTTTACGGTACGGCATCAAAGATGATGGGCAGTCCGCTACCCTTCACGAATTCTTTGATATGCATAAAAAATATGCACAAACACCAGAGCAAATAAGCAGTCTAACCATAGAAACCGACGATGTTACGCCTGTTAAAGACGGGCCGCCTTGCTTGCAGATTCTTGCCCGCGAGAAAATATCCGAAGGTGGGCGTAATAACGGCTTGTTTAATCTCGGTGTATATCTTCGTAAAGCATTCCCTGATTCTTGGGAAAGCGAGTTTTTAAAGTACAACTCTCAATACCTCGATCCGCCATTAGGCTTAGACGAAGTCAACATCGTTGCAAAACAGCTACAGAAAAAAGATTACGCTTATAAGTGTAAAGATACACCGATCTGTAATCACTGTAATGCAGAACTATGTAAGACACGCAAGTTTGGGATAGAGGCGGCAGTCTCCGGTGTGGTTATAGCAAACCTACGCAAATACAACAGTACACCCCCTGTGTGGTTTGTTGACGTCGGCGCACGGCCCTTGGAACTAGAGACTGAGGCTCTGATGAATCAAACCGCATTTCAAAAGGCTTGTGTGGAACAGTTAGATTTTATGCCCCGCTCCGTTAAGAAAGATTCTTGGGAGTTACGGATAAATCAATTGCTACAGGAAATGTCGGAGCATGACGGTTCTATTGTAGAAGTGTCTCAAGATGCCAGTATCGAGGGGCAGTTTTACGACTTCTTGGAGGAGTTTTGTACGCTGCTGCAACAGGCTCAGGCCCGTGAGGAGATTATTTTACGGCGTCCTTGGACCGACGAAGACAGTCAAAAGACTTACTTTAGGCTTAAAGATTTTGAAGGGTTTCTTAAAAAGAATCGATTCTTTGAGTATAAATCACATCGGATTGCACAGCGACTCCGCGATATCAATGGCGTAGCTACTGCTTTGAAGATTAAAGGTAAGTCTGTGCGGGTCTGGGAGATACCGGCATACAACCAAAACCATGTGGTTATTGATACGCCTGACATGGGTACTGCCGCGGATGCTCCGTTTTGAATCGGTTATTTGGCCCTCCTGGCACAGGGAAAACAACAACTTTGCTCAATATGGTAGATGATGCCTTGAGCAAGGGTGTGTCTCCGCAACGCATCGCTTTTTTAGCTTTTACACGAAAGGCGGCTACTGAGGCCAAGGAGAGGGCCGCTGATCGATTTAAGTTAAATGCTGTAGATGACCTACCGTTTTTTAGAACGTTGCACAGTTTTGCTTATAGGAGCTTACGGATCAATAAGCAAGATCTTATGCAAAAGGAACATTTTGATGAATTGTCAAAAAAGATGGGCATACCCTTAAACATTACCAAGAATACAAATTTTGATAGTAGCCACATGCATACTGTGGAACATCCTGTTCTTGGTCTAATCAATCTATCTCGTTTGAAGAAGACCACTTTGCAAGAGGAGTATAATAGCAGTGACTTAGAAGAGCCGTGGCATGAGGTTGATTATATTGATCGTTCTTATCAAAAGTACAAAAGTTTAAATCGGTTACTGGACTATACCGACATGCTCTCGCTGTTTGTTGAACAGGCCGAAACAATCTGTCCAAACTTTGATTTTTGTTTTTTAGATGAGGGACAGGACTTATCGCCTTTGCAGTGGGATATTGCCCACATTTTAGATAATAAATCTAACCGCATGTATGTGGCAGGGGACGATGACCAAGCTATCTTTACCTTTGCAGGGGCGTCGATTGATTATTTCCAAAGCTTAGATAGTGGTGCAGAAGTTTTAGAGCAAAGTTATCGTATACCGCAAGCCGTACACAGTGTGGCCGAAAAGATTGCGTCTCGTATATCTAATCGTTTTCCTAAAACTTATAGACCTAAAGCAGAGCGAGGGAGTGTTGAACATTTAACCTCGATCCAAGAACTGGATATGAGTGAAAATACGTGGATTGTCATGGCTCAAGCTAACTACATGCTGTCCTCCGTGGCAGAAGAACTTAAAAGTCTAGGCTACTTGTTTGAGCGCAACGGTGCGCGATCTATTAGCGAGAAAACATCTTTAGCAATTAACGGGTGGGAACAACTGCGTAAAGGTAACTACGTTTCTCTGCCCACGGCCCAAGCTATTTACAGCTATATGACCGGCAACGGCGTCCGTATTGTGCGTGGCAAAAAGAAATTAGTCGGTGATGACCAAGACCTACTGTCTTTAACAGGCTTGCAAACGAATCACGGTCTGTTAGCAACTAAAGATATGGTCTGGCACGAAGCACTGGATAAGTTGCCCGATGTAGACCGTGCGTATATTACGGCATTGCTACGTCGTGGAGAGAAATTTAACAGTGCCCCACGGATAAAGCTGTCTACCATCCATCAAACTAAGGGCGGGGAGGCCGATTGTGTTGTGGTGTTTTTAGACCTTACTGCCGCGGCGTTAAAAGGCCCTATCGATAACCTACACCGTTTGTTTTATGTTGCCGTTACACGGACCAAGAACAAATTGTTTTTGATCGCGCCTGATGATTACGGCCGTTCCTACGATTTATAGAGGACATAGCATGAAAAACGCATTAGAACGTCAAAAAATATTTCTGGAAACGGAAGATTTTATTAGAGGAAGTAGCATGAAAAACGCATTAGAACGTCAAACTGGCGGCAATCACTATAAAAACATGGCAATTCAACCGGCAGAGTATGCAGAAAAGAACGGATTGTCTTTGTTAGAGGGCAACGTCATAAAATATATCTCGCGATGGAAAGCCAAAGGACAACCGTTGTCAGATTTAGAAAAGGCTAAACACTGCATAGATTTGTTGATAGAGATACATGGAGTTGAATCTGATGAGCAATAAACTGCAAATGGCGATGTTTCCGCCAAAGTCTGATTGGTTACCCCCAGAGCATCCGTTTCCAGAAATCTTTGATGCCCCAGAAATAGCTATCGATGTTGAAACACGCGACCCTGACCTTAAAACCCGAGGCCCAGGTTGGCCTATTAAGAACGGCGAGGTGGTTGGCTACGCTATTGCAGTGCCTGGGTGGAAGGCTTACTTTCCAGTGGGGCATCTAGGCGGCGGTAACATGGACGCTCGTCAGATAAATAAATATTTAAAGAAAGTGTTTGAGTGTCCGGCAGACAAGATTATGCATAACGCTCAGTATGATTTGGGTTGGTTACGTGCAATGGGCTTTGATGTAAAAGGTCGTATCATCGATACCATGCTGACCGCAGCGTTGATTGATGAGAATCGCTTTAGCTATTCTTTAAACGCTTTGTGTTACGACTACCTTGGGAAGACCAAATCAGAGAAGACTTTGGTCGCTGCTGCCCGTGAGTTTGGCGTGGATCCAAAAGGCCAAATGTGGAAATTGCCTTCAATGTACGTGGGTTTTTACGCAGAAGTAGACGCCGAGATTACATTAGAACTATGGCATCACTTTAAAACGATACTTAACAACGAAGACCTATGGGACATTTGGAAGTTAGAAACCTCGTTACTACCACATCTAGTGTCAATGACAGAGCGGGGCATTCGGGTAGATGTAGATCAAGCCGAGCGCACAAAGCAAGCGTTGTTAAAACGAGAGCGCAGTACCTACACGCAAATAAATAAACTAGCCGGAATGAACGTAGAGATCTGGGCCGCCGCGTCAATTGCCAAAGCTTTTGATAAGTCCTCATTACAATATCCGCGGACGGAAAAAGGTTCTCCGAGTTTTACTAAAAATTTCTTAGCAGAACATCCACACGATTTACCCAAGCTGATATTGCAAGCCCGTAACCTTAATAAGATACAAGGTTCGTTTATCGATAGCATCTTACGCTATGTAGGTAAAGACGGCCGAGTGCATGGGCACATTAACCAAGTCCGTAGCGACGACGGCGGTACTGTCTCAGGCCGCATTTCAATGAGCAATCCCGCACTTCAGACAATACCGGCCCGCGATCCAGAACTAGGCCCTATGATGCGACGATTGTTTCTGCCTGAAGAGGGCGAGAGTTGGGCGGCTATCGATTACTCTCAACAAGAACCACGGATACTAACCTCGTATGCCAAACGTTTTGGTGACTATCGAAAAATGGCGATGGGTGGCGTCGATACGTTTATTAACGAGTACAACGATAACCCTGACGCAGATTTTCACAGCATGGTGGCGGAGCTTTCAGGGCTTCCGCGTAAGACGGCCAAGGTAATAAACCTGGCATTAATGTACGGCATGGGCGTAAACAAATTGTCTCAGCAATTGGACATCCCTTTGGAAGAAGCGAAAGATCTTACGCGGCAGTATCACGACAAAGTTCCTTTTGTTAAGCAATTGACCCAAGGCGTACAACGATATCTTGACGATCCACGGTCCAACGGTACGATCAGATCNCTCCGCGGACGCAAGTGCCGGTTTAATCTGTTTGAGCCTGATAGCTTTGAGATGACCAAAGCGATGCCNTATGCCGACGCTGTGAACGCTTACGGCCCTACAACCAAGCTTAAAAGGGCATACACGTTTAAGGCGTTGAACCGTCTGATCCAAGCCAGTGCCGCAGATATGACCAAGCAAGCGATGGTTAACGTGTGTGAGGCGGGTCATATTCCGCTGCTACAGGTTCATGACGAACTGGCGTTTTCCGTTAAGTCAGAAGCACAAGCGAGAGAGTTAGCCAAGATCATGGAAGACGCCGTTTTGTTGGAGGTGCCTAACAAATGTGATATCGATTTAGGACCTAACTGGGGCGATGCTAAAGAATTGAGTTAATTAATAAAATCTTATACAATCCCACACACAGGAGGACTATGTTATGGATACAAAAAAATGGAAGTCGGTGTTAGTGCCAACCGACATCTACGAAGAAATTGTAGTAATTTCTCATGTCGAAGGCCGAACGATTAGCGGGCAACTGAGAATTATCTTTGATGCTTGGAAAAGAGAAAACCTAACCGATAAGGATCTTTCTTTTTTGCGGGAAGAAATGCGCGTCAAAAAAACTAGAGAAGAAGAATTGGCCGCAGGGCAGTAGAGGTTTAATGATACTCCGCCCGACTGTCGGGGTAATAAACATCCCCTGCCCAACTTAAACCTTCTAAACACGTAGCACATATTATTGCCACAACAGTCATCTCACTGTGATCCATCATCTCCGACAATCGCTGATCCATGCGGAAATCAAAACCACACTTACTACAGTTATAGCACTTAGCCAACTCGCTAGGCTTCTTGTCGTCGGCCTCGGTAAAGCCAATCTCTAACGGTATCGATAGGCACATTGTATCTCTCACTTAACCATTTAACTTTACGTTTCTCTACATACCGGCCGTGCCTAATTTCTTCTATCAAACTATCCGGCCATTTTGTTGGTCTTGCCATGATTCACGTTCCTAATGATTTTAGCAAGATGTAATCTTATAAAACTATTGTGTGTTAAACAAGAAAAAAACATTTGACAGGTACACATATTTTATGGGATCTTGGCCTTTCAACCAATAACCAATGAAAAACGGAGAAAAAACCAATGCCAAAAGTTATATTTAATATGCCTAACCGTAAGCCCGTCGAGACTGATCTTGCTACACTCGATGCCGACAACCTGACCCACTTCTTAGACATCCTTGTCAAAAAACCTAATACCGACGCGAACGACGCGCCATCCACGGACCAGGGACCACAAGGGGAGGAGTGATGACCATTCAAGAAACTTTTAATTTCAAAGATGCCGAGGATAAAATGATCCAAAGACAGGCCACGATAGCTGTGGCTGAGGGTGATTTTACTAATTGGCACCACGCATACGAAAGCTTGTGGGATATTTTTGAAGAGGATCTTGAATATGAAGCTATGTGACGATGACTTACATCGATTAGCCATCGTCGTTCATGCATCTCAGCAGGATCTTGAGGAGGATCTTGCTGAGATCAAGAATTCTCGTATCGGCACCGCCGCCTTACAGTTTGAACTGCATGAAATGACCGAATTATTAAAAATCTTGCATAAAGAAATTGATAAGAGGCAATTAAAATGACTAGAACACGATCAGATAGAATTCCAAGAGAAAGCTTAAGTTTTAGAGATAAACTGCTTACTAAAGTGCAGATTGAAAGATTTTTAAAACAAGCAAAAGCTAACGTATCTTTTTATGAAGAGACGTTAAAAAATTGGCCGGACGATAAAGAGGTAGGTAGGGGACTTACTGCCATCCAAGTACTGACAGAATCAGAACCGAATAATCCCTTTCTACAAGGATTTGTCGAAACACGCCCCCAATGTATGGAGGAATAGGCAATAAATGAAAATAAACTTAGAAGTTAAAGTAGCCAACAACGGGCTCATGCATCTATATCCGGTTGACGAAAAAGGCTTTACGTTAACCAAAATTACCAAAACAAAAACTTTGACGCCTGAAACAATTAAACTGTTTAAACAATTAGGTTTTACATTTTTAATTGGCGCAAAAGAATTATAACGAGTATCATTGTTCTGCTCATTTACACTCCAGTATCGTGAACTTGCTTCACTGAGCAAACCCCAAGCTGTTACAATGACGCTTGGGGTTTTTTTTTGCATAGGAGAAAACAATGGAACACGATACTGGACTGCTCACCAAATCCGCACTACTCGCACAAAAGGCATACAAAGACAAAATACCTAACGCCAAAAAATTTGAAAACGCTAAAACAGACACCACTTGCTTCGTTCTTAAAGAAAAAAATGTGCAATACGTCATCTGGCGCGGGACCGAATCACGTAAAGATTGGTTATCTAACCTCCTTATACTACCCCGACCCGTTCGAGGTGCGTGGCTGCACATGGGTTTTTACCGCCACCAACAAGGCGTGTGGAAAGATGTGCGAAAAGAACTCGATCCGGCCGTAAAGACCGTACAAATCGGGCATTCACTAGGGGGAGCCTGTGCCGAGGTATCAACCCACCTGTCCAGAGAATTTAAAGATCTAAGTTTGGTTTGCTTCGGCAAGCCCAATACCGTGAGCAAAATTAAAAAATGCGATTTGGGCCATTTGAAAAATCATTACTCCGTCGTCCACGGGTCAGACATCGTCGCAAGAATCCCACGCATCGGGTTCCAACCGACCAGTGGCAAAAACCTACGACAGTTGTGGTTTTCAAACGAAGGCACGGACGCTATAAACCCTTCCGCCGAAATTAAACGCGCAGATTGGGGCATTGGGGACAGTGTGGCCGATCATTCTATGAAAGGTTACGTCAAAAGAATGGCAGGGTTCTGTAAAAAATGCATATCTATATAGAGTTGTGGCTGAAAAATAAAAAAAATAAAAAAAATAATTGAAAAAAGGCGTAACTGGTGTGGTTTATGCAACCGGAGGCTTGAGATCCACGGCCCACGGTGCTTTGCGGGGTTGCAGAGGTATGCTCAAAAGGTTGCACGGTTACACAAACTAAGATATTTGTTGTTAATTCGCAAAATCCGTTATATACGCTCTGAGTTTTTTTTTATTTTTTTTATTTTTCTCTGTGACTGTATATAGAAATGCGTTTTTTGATCTGGTAGATTACGTCCATGCAAAATAGATACATAGTCCCTGCTTCTGATCGTCGAGAAAAACGCGGTAGACCGCCGCGAACGATGGAACAACGCGAGCAACAACCGCTCACTAAAAGACAACAGCTTTTTGTGAGGGAGTGGTGTACTAAAGACGGCCAGATCACAAAACGTGATGCGGCTATAGCCGCCGGATTTTCACCTAAATCAGCCCATGCCAGGGCGCATGAATTAACTCATCCAGACATCAGCCCGCATGTGTGCAAGGCAATCCGAGAGTTCCAAGCGGAACTTGATAAAAGATATGCTGTAAACTATGGGCGTCATTTAAAAGATCTGCAACGTATCCGCGACGAAGCTTTGGAGAACGGAGCGTATTCGGCGGCCGTAGCGGCAGAAAAATCCAGAGGTCAAACCGGCGGGTTGTATGTGACTAAAACGGAAGTAAGACATGGTAGTATAGATCAAATGGATCGTGAACAGGTTGAAGCCGCCCTAGCGGAGTTGAAAAATCAATATGAGTCAGCCGTTGTTACCGTGGCACGAGAAGATAGCCCCGAGCAAATTGCGGAAGAAACGCAAAAGCGAGAGCCAGTTCTGGAATCAACTCAAGCGAGCCATTAAAAAGCACCACCCCAGTTGGAACCCCATTCGCCTTGAAAGCACTGCTTCCCTTGGTTTACCCGATGTCGTAGTGGCCGCTAACGGTAATTTTGCGATGTGGGAGTTAAAGTTTGCACAGCGAATGCGGTTCGTATTTCTGCACATCAAATCGCATTTGCTGAAACGCACAGCCAGTACCCCGTTTGGATGATAATCTGTTGTAATACTTCAAAAGGTGAAACTATCCGCGCTTACCACGCTCGCGACGTTATGGCCGTTTCTGAAATTGGCTTGCGTCATCCCCCGCAAATAGAGGTTACTCCCCCTGATTGGCTTCCGTTGTTTAATTTGCTATTCCCATAAAAATCCCATACGATAATGGTTCACTTACTAACTATGAGGAAATATCATGCAAACAGCATTAAAAATTGCGGAAGTCGCCCAAGACTGCGAACTGATTGAGTTTAAAGTCGAATCGGCGGGTATTCTGAATCTCACAAAAACCATGCTTGATAAATCGATTATCGATGCCAATGCTAGTATTCGCCAGTTGGCTCGATTGTTCGCTGTCGATTATGACGATTTGAAAGCCAATGATCGAATGAAAATCCCTTCGCTGCTAGAGGATGGTTCTGAGGCTACCGTTACGTTTTATAAAACGGCCCGCGGGGACCGTCGAATTTCTGTGCAAAAAATTAAACAGATCGCCGCGGTGGGAGATACTTTGCATTTGAACTGGGCACGGAATGCCGCGGGTGAGTTAATTTTAATTGTTAAGGGGGAAAATTATGAAAACTAGAATCCACGTTAATCAACATAATATCCGTGCAAATTTTAAAGGCGCGGACCTACCAGTTTTGACAGTCAAAACTTATAAAGAAAATCGAAAATGTAATAAAGTCGAAATCGATGGTCCTAGCACTATAGTATACAGTCCCGATAAACCGTTGGCTTGTGGTGCCAAAGTTTGGATTGAAACCGACGCAACCGTCCGCGAGGTGGCCTGATGTATTACATATCCAAAGTCGATCAAAATTTAGCCATTTCGATAATGGTAAAAACCCTGTCGAAATTCCGCGGTATAAACGGCCAAAAATATCACGTTAGAAATCGCCGTGATGTTGGAGCATGGGAGGCGGTCCCCATTTATGTATATGAAAAAAACAAACTGCAAAAAACAGACGATACCGCCATTTTTAATGTTTTCGGGAGTCGCTAAAATGTTTTTTGTTTTATCAAAATTTGAAAACGCATTGAAACGCGATAAAACCGCGGGCGGTGTACAAACCAAACCAGAATACCGGCATATCCATAATGGCGGGCGGCGATCTGAGATCCGCCGGATTTCGGACAATTGCCTGTATATGGTCCTGTGGGATATTCCCCGCGACGATTTAACCGCCGCTGCGCGGGAATCTCACCTTAATATAAGCCAAATTGAGGTTTGCATATAAGAAAACTATGCGTATATAATGACCCTGTCTTTTAAAGACACCCTTTTAATTAAATACACTGGAGTGTAAAAAAATGAATCAATCTGAAATGAACAGAGAATTTAACCGCGTAGACAGTCTTAACGGAAGTTTGGCTGGACTATTGGCCCAATTATCTGAAGCTCAAACTCGCAAAGCCGATATCGTGCAAAATACGAATAATATGCTATTGCGAACTACAACGGCCGGATATTTACCGCATCATAATGCGCATATAAAGGCCCTTCTGAAAATGTGAGCGAAATTATTATCGAAGCCGATAAAGGTATGCCGACTTTGGTTACCGCGTTAAACCCAGTGGCAATGAATCAACTGGCCACCAAGGCCGGTATAGCAACGCGGGATTTTCGCCGGTTTCAAGATGAATATCCCGCTGAACTGGATAATCTAGTTAACGCAATTTTTCAAAAAGAACCCAATAATCGNATGATTCGCGCATACACCAGTAAAACAGAAAACTATTTTCTGGGCCGTGCTTTCGTCTCCGATGCATTTAAAACGTTCGATAATTACGACTTGTTATCCGCCGCGCTCCCGCCATTATTAGAGAATGAATCGGCGGATTGGCGGGCCGTTCACGCGACAGTTACCGATCAAAAAATGTATATCCGTTTGAAGTCTGAATTGTTCACGGGCACGGGTGCCGCGGTCGGTGATGAAATGGCGGCCGGAATCGTCATATCGAATAGTGAGGTCGGTTTGGGTTCAATATCTGTGGCGGAAATGGTTTGGACTTTGGCTTGTCTCAATGGGATGCAAACTTCAAATATTCAGCGAAGCTCGCATATTCAATCCGCTCGCGGCGAACAATCGTTTGGTTTGCTCGCGGATGATACCAAGTTAAAAGATAACGAACTAACCGCGTTAAAAATGCGTGACTACGTGGCCGCCTATTCTAGCCGTGAAAACTTTGATCAAACATTATCTAAGTTTAAAAACGCGGGCGGGGATCTAGTGCAATCTGACGCCCAAACAGCGGTTTCTAATCTTGGTACAGTTTTACAACTGACAAAAGCCCAAACCTCCAGTGTACTCGATGGTCTACTTCAAACCGTCGGCCAATCCGGATATGCCGGAAATCCAATTTCTCGCGCCACGTTGGTTAACGCCGTGACGGCGGTTGCAAATAACTCTGAACCGGATCACGTAGACGATTGGCATAAAATGGGAGGCCGTGTTCTCGATTTACCATCACGCGATTGGAATCGCGTCGCGGCGGCGGCGTAAATGATGCGGGATAAAATGTTTTTGGTTTACATTGAAAACCAATTGATCCCCGCGTTGATTGAGGCGGGCCAAAAAGAGACGGCA